CAGGATGATCCGCACCCCCAACGTAAATTTTACTTACCCCATTGTTACCATTAAACAATGTTACATGCAGTTCACTTTCATTCGGTTGCGTAGCCCATAAAGGCTTGCTCAAATCCTTAATATAACTCCACGCCACCTTCTTCGCCTGATCTCGAAATGGCGCAAGATACGCATACTGCGGTTTAGGATTTTTACACTGTAACGCACTAATCAATATATCCGCGCACATCGCAACCGTCTTACCAGCGCGGCGGTGCGCTATAACAACCGCCCACCGCTTATCCCTCTGATGCAACTGCAAAAATATGTCTCGCGGGACGTATTCGTTAATGTCCATAAAACGGCAACACTTTCCTGTGGTGATTAGAGGGGAAGGGGTATGGTACCTAGTCTCGACCACCCCCCACCCCCCGGCTGATACGGGGGTAGGGGGTCAAAATCCTCCCCGCTTCCCTGACCCCGGCCCTAACCCATTGATTTATCTACACTTTCCTCATCGGGCGTGTAAATATCCTCGCCCTCCGCGCCGTGGCTGGCCTCGATGGCAGGCGGCATGGCGGCCGGCAGGGTGCCGGGTGCCGCATCGATCACGGCGCCGGCTGTATCAATAGGCCGAGCTGCAAGCCATCCCAAATTGATTTGAATTGACTGAACGGTCGCGTCCACCTTGAGCGGAAGGGCAGCTTTGACCATGCCGGCGAATATCTGCCTATCAGCTATCCCGCCTGCAGCGCGCTCGAGTAACCAAGCCGTCAAACCCTTCTGCCCGTCTCGTGTGGTGACTTCACGCGCTGCGGTCTCGACGGCTGCGCGGATCGTCCGGGCGACCTTGTTCGGCAATCCCTTGGGGCGGCCAGGGCCGGGCGGCGGCGGGACGTTAAACCGGCGCCGGTCTATGCTTTGCGCTTTGCTTTCTTTAACAATCGTCATGTTAAATTCTTCGCACTCCTCGAATTTATACGCAAGCCCAAAAATGCGCCCCTCGGTTTTCACGCCGGGCCGCAGTATCAATCCACTTTTTATCAAAAAATAACATCAGCCGAAAGCAACATTCCCCCCCTCTGGGGGGGGGGGAATTGTTGTTTCCATTGGCCCGGCTAAAGTTATTCAAATGTAATGCCTTGTTACCAAACAGTTATTCCGTGTTTCCATTCCAGTTTACGCAAGCGGCTTAAAATGTTACTGCTTGTTTCCATGAGTTATATTGCACCACAGCAATTCAACTTATCCTTATTTTATAGGCATAACTCGCGCTCGCAATAAAATGTCGTAAAGTTACCAACGATGTTAACGCGTATTTATCGGCATTTCTGAATTTTTACGCACTTGCAGCATAAAATATTTTTCCACATTACAACCATGTAATAAACAAACGGCTTGTGTTGTTAATTGTGCATTGTTATAAACAAGCCGTTAGCACAATCCACAACACAAAGGAATACGCAACAATGACTACCAAACACACCCCCGCCAAACACACGCCTGGCCCTTGGACTTGCACGGCCAATTACAGCACCCGCCACTACATGGTTTGGGACGCTGACGGCAATTATCACGATATGCGCGATGAAGTAGCCGAGATGGACGCAAATGCCGCATTAATCGCCGCCGCGCCTGATCTGATGGAGGCGCTGGAGCGAATTGAGCGAATTGTTCGGCCTGGAACTGAGTACACAATCTCAACCGCTATAGACGCTATGTGCGAAATTTGGAACGGCGCCCGCGCCGCCATCGCCAAAGCCACCGACATAAAGGAGGTTTAACCATGAAGTCACTTTACGCCTGCGTTATTACGGATAATTGGCCCCAATGTCCCGGCACAATTATTAAATACTTTTCCACGCGCGAAAAAGCGCAACTTTTTGGCGAAAGTGAAATAAGCGCTGCGAAAGAACTTAAAATGGAACCATTGCCAACTTTTGAAGTAATTTATAAACAACCCGCTTGACAATAACCGGGGAGGACGTTACGTTCTCCTCGGTAGCTTTAACCCTTTAGAGGAATACAGCCAAATGACCCGCGAAGAATACCTTAATTCCGCTACCAGTCTCATGGCCCCATGGTTCAATGACCAAGGCCACCCCCTTCCCTCGGTTCGGGTATCTGTCGGCATTCCGGCAGGCGGCAAGGGCGGCAAGTTTAAACGCATTGGCGAGTGCTGGTCGCCATTGGCAAGCGCCGATGCCACAACTGAAATATTCATCTGCCCATCACAATCTGATGCAGTGTCTGTGCTCGCCATCCTGGTCCACGAACTAGTTCATGCTGCCGTTGGCCTGAAACACGGCCACAAGGGCGCGTTTAAACGCCTTGCCATTGCTCTTGGCTTGGAAGGCAAGATGACCGCAACAACGGCAGGAGCTGAACTAACGGAGCGTTTAAACGGCATCGTGTCGCAGCTTGGCTCATATCCCCATGCTGCACTCAATACCGCACTCTCAGGGCGCAAGAAGCAATCCACCCGCATGATCAAACTTGAGTGCGATGACTGCGGCTGGACGTGTCGCACTACCGCCAACCACATCGCGGCTGGCCTTCCAACGTGCCATTGCGGCGGTCTAATAAACGTAGCGTAACGCAACCGGGCGGGGTTCATCACCCCGCCCATATTTTAGGAAAATAAATGCTCGCCATTTTAACCAAATACCATGCTCCTGCAGGCGCAAAGCCTGGACGCATAAGCGCCTGGAGCCAGGACGCCAAGATGCTTTTTTCGCCGGCACAAAACACAAAAGCCGATCACTTAAAAGCAGCGCAATCATTCATGCGGGTGCATGGGATAACGGGCAAATATGTCCAGGTGCAGTTGCCAGAAGGCGGTGCTGAATTTGTAGTAATTACAGGGTGGGAACAATGAAACAGGTGTTTGTCGCAATCGGTGAGGGTGTAGCGTTAGCCGCCCTGTTAGGCGTGATCTATTTTTGCCTGATGGTGTTCGCATGAACCGCGCAACGCCGGACTATTATGTACTTGATGAAATGCGCCGCTGCATTGCGCTGCATCTTCAAAAGGCGCTGAAAGAGTGCGAGATACTTAGCCGCGATTTGCATCATCTAAACCCCATCACAGTCGTCGCGCAAATATCTCAATTTTTTGATCCTGCCGATGAAACATCTATTCAGGATTGTTTTTCAGATGCGTTCTGGGATGCAAAAAAGTCATTAGATGAAGATGGATTTAATGAGCCAAACAAGCCCAAATGCTTGCCAAGCGGCTTGCCTTTAAAGTAGAATAATTGCATGATTTATAGCAATTCTGGACCGCTGCCTTTTCACCTGGACATTTACGCCGACAGCACTTTTTTCGCGCGTGAGCCGTCTGGGTTCTGGCCGGTGCGTTGGTTTGGTTTGGTAAGCAAGTACGGCTTGGCCTGGGGGTGTAACGTAATGCTCGAAAGCGGTGTGATATATCGCAACCTACCGCCACATGCGCTGGCGTTTAAGCCTAATCCTGATGACTGGACAATACAGCAAGCGCAGAGGTGGGATTGTTATGGCCCACAGTTTAGCGCGTTGGTTTATCCGGCGCTGGATGGTTTGGATTGTGAAACGCTAAGTGGTCACAAAGGTGTGTACTTATTCACTGTCGCGCCAATAAACGATGCTTTTAGCCGTGATCCGCGTCAGAGCAAAGAATTTACATTTGTGCGATTAAATAATGGACGTTTGACTATTCAGCCTACTGATAAGGTTGTTTTTCGTGACAAGTCATTTACGACCTCAACCGAATGGCCCAAAGGCTTAAAGCGTCAAACTGAAGAATGGCGCTGCGAATGAAAAGAATAAATTTGAAATATGCAACAACGTGTCGCTGCGGTGTTTATTTGTTCAAAGGTGCGGCGGCTGTTTACACGCCTAGTTTGGGGGTAATTGGATGTTATGACTGTTCCAAAGATAAGTTATCAAGACTTGCTAGACAGTCATCGCCAGCTTGTCAGAATAGTGCGCGAATTGCGAGAACAACAAAGCAAGTTGGAGCAAGAAGTAGATTTTTTGCGTGAAACATTACTTTTAAATGGGGTTGAAGTATTTATTCGCAGACCAATTAACTAATCGCGCACAATGGTCCCCTAAGCTGCCGCCAGCGCAGTGGTGCGCGAAGCTGGCACCTTCCACGCATACAAGGACATTGGATTATGAGAAAGTATTTAGCGACGGCTATTATGGGCCGTAAAATAATCACCAGTTTTGAATACCCACCAATCCCGATCCGCTCATTTGATTGGTGCGCTTATCGTGATGGAGAAGAAGAATCTGGGCGCTACGGGTGGGGAAAGACAGAACAGGAGGCTGTGCAGGATTTACTTGCGCTTGAGGACGAATAGATGGGCAAACCGCGCATTGAAATGTTTGATTCAGAATTAGACACTCAGTCAGCGTGTGGCGAAAGCTGCGAGATTAAGGCTGATGAAAATAGGGACCAGCCATGACCCCGACATTGAGCGAGGAGAACAAACCGTTCACAAGCTAGGGAATAATTAAATGAAAGGAAAAGCAATGAAAGACGATCTTGAAAGCATTGGCTTAATATTGTTGTGTGCAGCAGCAATCACTACAACGACACTGATATTTGTCACAGCAGCGCAATGGCTGGCTGGCGTAGCATACCGACTCGGACTTGTATCTGTCGCCGCACAATGGACCATTTATTTGATGGCGTTGTGTTTGTGCATCGGCGTTGTGCTGACCGTTGCTGGCCGGGTAGTTGATGGCCGGTGGTGGTTTCGATGAGTGTTGTAGATCAACGATTTAAATACTGCATGGATTGTGCATATGCCGTTTGGCCGCAATACGAGCTTGGGTATTGCGCTCATCCTGATGCCAATCAGTCCATCACAATGGAATGCCGTGATCCGCTAGGTGCTTGCGGCCCTAATGCAAAATTGTATGAAAGGAAAGTC